AGAAGTACAGCTGATGGCGATCACGGAAGATCTGGACATCTTCCTGGCAGACTTCGGCGTCAGCTGCACAGCTGGCGCCGTTACTGCCAATGGGATCTTGGACATGCCAAGCCAGATCCTGAGCGATGGCATGGTGCTCAGCACTGACTACACATTGACCGCACGAGCTTCCAACTTCGGCAGCTTGATCCGCGGCAGCTCTATCACAGTCGACAGCGTGGCCTACACGGTGCGCGAGACGATGCTGATCGATGATGGCAAGTTTGTTCAGATCGCATTGCAGAAGACATGAGCAGCCCCTTCAAGGTCAACACACGCAGCCAGTGGGCAACGCTCAACCCGGTCCTCATGGCCGGCGAGCCTGGCCTTGAGAGCGACACCAGCAACCTGAAGATCGGCAATGGTCGGTCACCATGGGCGAGCCTGCCATATCACGGCTGCCCTGGCTACTGGGGCTCGTTCTGGGATAGCACGTCTCAGGTGGCGGCAGCCATCAACACGGCCTACGCGATCAAGCTGCGGCAGGCTGACGCGGCCAGTCGGGCCGTAAGGATCATCTCAAACGAGCGGATCACAGTCGATCACGCTGGGATCTATAGCCTCACGTTCTCGATTCAGTTCAGCAATACCGACAGTTCGATTCACGACATCAACGTCTGGCTGCGCAAGAACGACAGCGGCAGCAGCGGCGACGTGCCGGCAACCGATAGCCGGTTCAGCGTTATCGCAAGCCATGGCGGCATTCCCGGCAACGTGCTGGGCACGGTGAATTTCGTGCTGCCACTTGTCGCAAACGATTATCTAGAACTGATGTGGATGACCAGCAACGTGCAGGCGTACATCCACGCTGAAGAAGCAGAAGCCAGCCCGGCGCATCCCAGCATCCCTGGGATCATCTGCACGGTCGTTCAAGTCGCCTCGGCCTAAACCATGACTACCAAGCGCGAAACCATCCTGGCCGCTATCCGCACGGCGCTCACTGGCACCACCGGCGTGAGCACGCGCATCTATCGCAGCAGAGTCGAGCCGATGGCACGGGCCGAGAGCCCGGCGATTGTGGTGGAACCCGTCAACGACACCGCCGAGCAGAACACCAGCCTGCCCACGTTGGACTGGAGCCTGACGGTGCGGGTGGCTGTGATTGTGCGTGGCAACATCCCCGATCAGCTGGCCGATCCGATCGTGGAGGATCTACATAGCAAGATCATGGCCGACCTTACGCTGGGCGGCGTAGCGATGGATGTGCGGCCCGTTGCGGTGAACTTTGAGATGGTCGATGCCGATCAGCCCGCGGGCGTGATCAGCTGCGACTATCTGGTCCGTTACCGGACCGCAAACGCTAACCTCACAACATCATGATGGCTACGATGGACGAGTATCACGGCCAGGGCGGGAGCTATCTGGTCGATAAAAAGACCGGCAAGCGAAAGCTGATCCAGCGGACACAGCCGGCTCCCACCCCCCAATCAGAGGTAACTGACGATGCCCCTCTACACACGGAAGCGCCTGATCCTGGCGGAGATTGAAAGCACCTATGGCACCGACCCGAGCCCAACGGGTGCTGAGGCCATCTTGGTGCGCAATCTAGAAATCACACCGCTGCAGTCTGAAACTGTCAGCCGCAACCTTGTGCGGCCGTATCTGGGTCAGTCGGAGCAGCTGCTGGCCCAGACCCGCGTCGAGATCACCTTTGAGGTGGAACTGGCTGGTTCTGGCACCGCTGGCACCGCGCCGGCCTATGGCCCGGTGCTGCGCAGCTGCGGCCTGAGCGAGACGATCGTGGCCACCACGAGCGTCACTTATGCGCCCGAGAGCAGCGGGTTTGAGAGCACCACCATCTACTTCTTCAACGATGGCATCCGCCACAAGCTGACCGGCTGCCGCGGCACCCTGAGCATGTCGGCTGAAGTGGGTCAGATCCCGTTCATCAGCTTCACGATGACCGGCATTTATAACGCCCCCACTGATGAGACGGCACCCAGCCCGACCTACAGCAATCAGGCCTCGCCGCTGATCTTCAAGAACGGCAACACCAGCAGCTTCTCGATCTTCAGCTACAGCGGTTGTCTGCAGAGCTTGAGCTTTGAACTTGCCAACTCGGTGGTGTACCGCGAGCTGGTTGGTTGCACCAAGGAGGTGATCATCACCGACCGTGCGCCGGCTGGCACCTGCGTGATCGAGGCACCAAGCATTGCGACGAAGGATTTCTTCACAATCGCCACCGGCTCCAGCACCGGCTCGGTCACGTTCCTGCACGGCACTACAGCCGGTAACCGCGTAACCTTCACTACAGCTCAGTCCGACCTCGGCAGCCCCACCTATTCCGACATGGATGGGATTCAGATGCTGAACCTGCCGTACATTGCCACGCCCACCAGCGCCGGCAATGACGAGCTGAGCCTCGCCTTCACCTGATAGGAGCACCCTGCATGGCGTTTGTCCTGAAGCAGTCCGACACCTACGTCTGGCCGGTCACCTTCGACGTTCCCGTTGATGGTGGCCGGCATGAACGGCAAACATTCGACGGCGAGTTCAAACGCCATCCGCAGAGCAAGATTGGCCCGATGGTGGCCGAGCTGCAAAAGCTGGAGGATCTGGGCGACCTAGATCGCATCACTGAGATGGCGGTCGATCTATTGGTTGGTTGGTCAGGCGTGACCGGCGACGATGGCAAGGAAGTCCCCTTCAGCCAGAAGGCGTTGCAGCAGCTGCTTGAGGTGCCATTCCTTGCGGTGGCAGTGCTCAAGGCCTACATGGACAGCATCAAAGGAGCCAAGCGAAAAAACTGACAGAGGCCGCCGAGCATTGGGCCGGCGGCGGCGTGCAGGATGATTCGCAAGCCGATGCGGCAGCGTTCGGGATTGCCCTGCCTGAACAGCCTGCCAATGACTTTGAAGTGTGGGAGGAAAACTGGCCGGTGGTTGAGATGTTCCTGCGGTGCCAAACCCAGTGGCGCACCACCATGAGCGGGATACTGGGGCTTGACTATGCTGCAGTGGCTTGGCTCCTTAAACTGTACGAAGTGGAAGACCCACGCGCGCTGCTGGAGGATCTGCAGATCATGGAAGCTGCGGCGATGATGGCACTGAACAGCAGGGGGGCGTGACATGGCACTGAACCTTGACGCCATGCTCCGCATCAAGGCGGACGTTCAGGGCGAGAACAACATCCGCCGGCTGGGCAACTCGCTGCAGGGCGTTCAGGGGCAGGCAAAGAACGCTGTGCTGGGCTTCAACAGCCTCAAGGGCGCAGTGGCCGGCTTTGGTGCAGCCATCGCCGGCAGCGCCATTGTGGGCGGTCTGACGGCGGTGGTGAAGAAGTCGATCGACGCAGGCGATGAGCTGTTCAACTTGCAGGCCAAAACAGGCATCGCGGCGAGTGCGCTGATCGGCATTGGCAATGCAGCCAACCTGGCAGACGTGGATTTGGCCACTCTGGGCAAGGGGCTGACGAAGCTCAATGTGAACCTGGTCAAGGCAGCCGAGGGCAACGATGGGCTGGCCAGCACTTTCAAAAGGCTTGGCGTGGATGTCAAAGATGCCAACGGCAAGGTGGTGCCAGCCGACCAAGCGCTGAAGCAGATTGCTGATCGCTTTGCGGACCTGCCTGATGGCGCGCAGAAGGCGGCCGCGGCAGTAGCGCTGTTCGGTAAGTCCGGCGCCGACCTGATTCCGCTGCTGAACGAAGGCTCGAAATTCTTGGAGAAGTTCACCTTCAAGCTGAGCGAGGACTTCGCTAAGCGCTCTGATCTGTTCAATGAGACGATCAAAGAGCTGCAGATCAAGACGAAAGGCTTCGGGCTGGAGCTGACCGACGCGCTACTGCCGGCGCTGCAGTCGATCCTTGAAGTGTTTGGCGATCTGTTTGACAGCAAGCAGGACTGGACGGCGCTGTTTGAAGTGATCAAGCTTGGGATCCGCGTTATTGCTGGCGCAATCTTTGTCACCATCAAGCTAGTCGATGTGCTCATTAAAAATGTAGTGACTGCATTTCAAGCAATTAGCAAGGCATTGCAAGGAGATTTTGCGGGAGCTGGTGAGATATTTACTAACAGGATTGGTAATTTTATTGAACAAGCCAAGAGCGACTTTGCTCTGCTTCAAAAACTCTTTACCGATGCCCCCTCCCCGGGCACTGGCAGGCGCACAGGCGGGCGCGGTCTGGCGCTGGATAGCAGCGCCGCAGATCGAGCAAGTGACGCGGCAGCACGCACGGCTGCAGCTGACGCCAAGCGCGCAGCCTCCGAGCAGGAGCGGCTGCTAGAGCGGCGCGCCAACCTGACGCAGCAAGGAATCGACTTGCAGGAACAACTACGCAGAAGCGTTGAGGACACCCGAGATGCATTTGATGTTCTTGGCGCATCTCCCACGCAGCAGTTGGCGCTCAACCGCGACACAGCACTGTTGGAAAGCAAGAGAGACCTAGACGATTTGACCAAAAGCGTTGTGGCTCTTGGCAATGAAGTGACGCAGGCCGGTGGAAAGTTTGATTTCAAGCCCTTCCTAGATCTCCTTAACCAGCTTGGCCGTGCAAGGGCTGAACTGGCAGAGGGTGACTATCAGCAGGGGCTAAAGGATCTCCTCCCCACTCTTGAGGAGTACGACGCCAAGATCAAGGAAGTGCAGCAAGGCAAGACCGAGCTCACCGAGTTGGAGAAGCTCAACGCGCAGGTCAACCTGTTGCAGCTGGACATTCTTGCTCAGACCAACCCAGCCCTGGCTGAGCAAATCCGACTGCTGCGCGAAAAGGCCGGAGCGCTGGACGCAGCCACGCAGAAGCAGAAGGCCGACAACGAGTCGATCGGCGCCGGCATCCAGGCGCGGCTAGAGGAGTATCTAAAAAGCGTGAAGGATCTTGGGGGCGCCATTGGTGACGCAGTGGTCGGCGGCCTGCAAGGGCTCGAGGATCAGCTCACGGCTTTCGTCACCACCGGCAAAGCCAATTTCAAGGAGCTGGCGGCCAGCATTCTTGGTGATCTTGCGCGTATTGCCATCCGCGCGGCAATTATCCAGCCAATCGTTCAAGCGCTCGGCAGCATCTTCCCCGGCTTTAAGTTTGCCAACGGCGGCATCATGACCGGCGACGGCCCGATGCCGCTGAAGAAGTACGCCAACGGCGGCATCGCCAACAGCCCGCAGCTGGCGATGTTTGGCGAGGGCTCAATGCCTGAGGCCTATGTGCCGCTGCCTGATGGCCGGCGCATTCCTGTGGCGATGCAAGGCAGCGGTGGCGGCGCCACCACAGTGAACGTGAGCGTGGACGCCAAGGGCACGCAGGTGCAGGGCAACGCCGGCCAGGGCGAGCAGCTGGGTCGTGCCATAGCGCAGGCAGTTCAGGCAGAATTGATCAGGCAGAAACGGCCTGGCGGATTGATCGCGGCGTAACCCATGGCAACCTTCACCTACACCCCCAGCTTTGAAGCAACCGAGAACAGCAAGCCTCGGGTGCGAAAGTTCCAGGCAGGCGATGGCTACGAGCAACGGGTGCGGTTTGGTCTTAACACCGACCCAAAGGAATGGAGCCTTACCTTTTCCAACCGCACCGACACCGAGCGCGATGACATCACGGCGTTTTTGGACGCTCGCGGCGGCTACGAGTCTTTTGACTGGACCTCGCCTCGCGGCATTGCTGGCAAGTACGTTTGCGAGGAGTGGCAGGTCACGCTGAGCAACTGCAACAACAATCAAATCCAAGCCACATTCCGCGAGGTATTTGAACCCTGATGGCTGTTCCGTTTTCCGATCTTCAGGCCATTGCACCCAGCGCGATCATCGAGCTGTTTCAGCTTGAACTGAACGTTGCCCAGCATGGTGTCAATGAAACGTACTATTTTCACGCTGGCGTCAATGCAGACAACAACGGCGATATCGTCTGGAACGGCCAAGCATATTTAGCCTTCCCTATTGAGGCAACCGAATTTGAGTACACGGGCACAGGTTCCCTACCACGCCCAAAGCTGCGTGTCAGCAATATTTTTGGCACCATCACGGGCATCATCCTGTCGCTGCCTAATGGCCTAGAAGGCGCCAAGGTGACGCGCATCCGCACGTTGGCGCGGTACATCGACGGCATTAACTTCCCTGGGGGCACCAACCCGTTTGGCACTCCTGATCCAACGGCGGAGTTCCCCCGCGAGATTTATTACGTTGACCGCAAAGCCGGAGAAAACAGAGACGCCATCGAATTCGAACTTGCAGCTGCGTTCGATCTGGTTGGCGTAAGAGCGCCCAAGCGGCAATGTATCAGCAATTTGTGTCAGTGGATTTATCGTGGCTCCGAATGCGGATACACCGGCAATGCATATTTTAATTTCAATGATGTTCCGGTTGCTTCTGCTGCTTTGGATGTATGCGGCAAGAGGTTAAATAGTTGTGAGCTACGTTTTGCACAACAACGCTTTGCCGGCAACGTCACCCTAGGCAGCAACGTAATTACACTGGATCAGGTCGCTGCATTTAGCACTGGCGACCCTGTAACAGGCTTCGGCTTGCCCGCTGGTACTACGGTATCAACCACAAGCGGAAATCTAATAACTGTTAGTCAAAACGCTACTGCTAGTAGCAGTGTAACTACAACCGGCACACTTCAAAGCAACTTCAATCAAATTGTAGTTGCAAGTGCTAGCGGGCTTGCAGTCGGTATGGCCGTAACAGGCAATTACTTGCTGCCAAATACTCAAATAACAGCGATAGCTGGAACAACAGTAACACTAAGTGCGCCGGCAGATTTTACACAATTTCTAACTCCCGCTTCTACAGGCTTGGGACTTCCTAGCATATTTGGCTTTTTTGGGCGCGGACAAGCAACAAATTTAGTATTTTTTCTGTTTCCCCCCGCTGTTTCTGTGGGGCAGTATATTTCCAGTTCCTATTTGCCGTTGTCCCGCCGTGCAAGAGTTACACAGTTACTAAAATTTCTTGATTTTCGTGTTGTTCGGCTAGACACAACGTACGTCTATAATGTTGCTTTACCTGCATTTTGGACGGTTTACAACCTTGGTGCTATCCCCAGCGCAACTTATACCTTTAGCGCAACAGATCGTAACTATACCTTCCGTGCTAACGCAAGTATCCCGTATGGCAGTTACCCCGGTGTCGGCACATTCTTCACATGACCTGGCAAGACGCAGCACTGGAGCACGCCAAGACGGAAGACCCGCGAGAAGCCTGCGGGTTGCTCATTGTGCGCAAAGGACGCCGCAAGTATTGGCCGTGTCAAAATCTCGCTACCAGCCCCGACCAATTTTTTGTGCTTAACCCGGATGACTGGGCCGCAGCAGAAGACGCTGGGGAGATCATCGCCATTGTCCACAGTCACCCCGTCACCAATCCAGCGCCATCACCAGCAGACCGCACTGCCTGTGAAAGCAGTGGCTTGCCGTGGCACATCGTCAACCCCAAAACCGAGGCATGGGGCGAATGCAGGCCATGCGGATACAAGGCGCCGCTGATTGGCCGCGAGTGGGTGTTCGGTGTGCATGATTGCTGGACACTTGCCCGCGACTGGTACGCCGAGAATGGCATTGCGCTACGCGACTGGGAACGCTGCGCCAGCCCCGAGCAATTCCAAGCGGAGCCCTATTTTGACCGCTGCTGGAAGGAAACCGGCTTCCGTGAGCTAAGCGAAGATGAAGGTGTAGAACCAGGCGACCTCCTGCTCATGAGCATCAACAGCACCGGCCTCAACCACTGCGGCGTTTACCTAGGCGAGCAAACCATCCTGCACCACATCCAAGGCCGCCTGAGCAGCCGTGACCTTTACGGTGCTTGGCTACTAAAATGCACTGGAAGGAGGTTGCGTCATGCTGCGTAAGATCAAGCTGTACGGCAAGCTCGCCAAGTTCATCGGCCACCGCGTGCTTGAAGCGGATGTGGCTACTGCCGCCGAAGCCGTGCGGTTCTTGCTCGCCAACTGGCCCGAGCTTGAAGCGCACATGAGCGACCAGCACTACCGCGTCACTGTCGGCACCTACGATCTCGACCTAGAAGAACTGCACCACCCGGCTGGTGCTGCACCGATCAGCATTGTGCCAGTGGTGGCTGGTGCTGGCGCAGTGGGGCGGATTTTGGCTGGGGTTGCACTGGTTGCACTGGCATTATTTGTCCCCGTGGTCGCTTTTGGGATTGCTTTTAACGGCGTAATCCTTGGCGTGGGCGCCAGTCTGGTGCTCGGCGGCGTCGCTCAGCTATTAACACCAACACCCACGGTGCCACAAGGTGCCGACACTCAAAACGACCCGCGCAAGAGTTTTAGCTTCAGCGGCATCCAGAACACCAGCCGTCAAGGCGTGCCGGTGCCGATTGTCTACGGCGAAACTGTTGTTGGTTCTGTTGTTATTTCCGCTGGCATCGACACCGTGCAGGTAGCAGCATGAGCGATCTCGTCATTGGTGCAGGTGGTGGCGGCGGCAAAGGCGGCGGTGGTGGTGCCGCTCGTACACCTACAACGCAACGTGACGGCCTCGACTCACGTCAATTTGCTGAGCTGATTGACCTTATCAGCGAAGGTGAAATTGCAGGCCTAAAAGATGGATTGAAAAGCATCTACCTAGACAACACACCCCTGCAAAATCCAGACGGCACTTATAACTTTCAGAACGTAACGATCTACACACGCAACGGCACACAAAACCAAGACGCCATCCCGTTTGCAAGTGAAATTGAAGACGAGCGATCTGTCGGGGTAACCGTCCGCAATGATGGCCCCATAACACGGACCATCACCGACTCACAGACGGATGCAGTGCGGATCACAATTACCGTTCCCCGCCTGGAGCAAATTACAGATCAAGGCGACACCGTAGGTCAAAGTTTTAACCTGCAAATACAAATTCAGTACAACGGCGGCGGCTTCACCACGGTCATCGCGGACACAGTTTCAGGACGTACTGGTGACCCATATCAAAAGGCGTACCTAGTAAATCTCAGTGGCACGTTTCCAGTAGATGTACGCCTAGTACGCACTACGCCAGATAGCAATGACTTGCGACTAGCAAACGCATTTACATGGACGAGCTACACCGAAATCATCTACAGCCGCCTCACTTATCCAAACAGCGCCCTCGTCGGCATCCGTATCGATGCCGAACAATTTAATAGCATCCCACAACGCAGTTATGTGGTTCGCGGCGTCAAAATAGCGATCCCCAGCAACGCAACAGTCGATCAAACAACAGGTCGGCTGATCTACGCAGGCATCTGGAACGGTACGTTTGGTGCAGCGCAGTGGTGTTCTGATCCGGCCTGGATCTTGTGGGATCTGCTCAGCTCCACTCGTTACGGACTGGGCGAACACATTGACACCGCACAACTGGACAAGTTTTCATTTTTTGCCGCTAGTCAGTATTGCAACGAGCTGGTGCCTAATGGCTTTGGCGGACAGGAACCCCGCTTCAGTTGTAACATCAATATCCAAACCAGCGAGGACGCGTACAAGCTGATTAATGATCTTTGCTCGGTATTCCGAGCTATGCCGTACTGGAGCGTCGGTTCATTAACAGTTTCGCAAGATAAACCTACCGACCCGTCTTACTTGTTTACGCTGGCGAACGTAACACAAGAAGGTTTTAGCTACAGCGGCAGCAGCCTCAAAGCCCGCCCCAACGTAGTAGTTGTCAGTTACCTAGATCTAGGGCTGCGTGATATCACTTTTGAAGTGGTGGAAGATGCAGAAGCTATCAGCAAATATGGCGCCGTCAAAACTGAAGTCAGTGCTTTTGCGTGCACCAGTCGTGGCCAAGCACGTCGCATTGGCGAGTGGTTGCTGTATTCAGAGCGGTACGAAGGCGAAACCGTCACGTTTAGCACCAGCATGGATGGCGGTGTCATTGTCCGGCCAGGGCAAATCATTAGCGTTGCCGACCCTGTAAAAGCTGGCGCTAGACGCGGCGGTCGGATTGCAAGTGCCACCCCTACGGCGCTCACGGTAGACGACACCACGGGGCTAGTTGCACCGGGCAACATTTCTGTTGTACTGCCGACCGGAGCTGTTGAGCTTCGCGCTGTTCAAAGCATCGCCGGCAATGTGATTACTGTTACCAACGCATTTAGCCACACGCCAAATGCAAATAGCGTCTGGGTTTACGAAACCACCAACATCCAGGCATCCACTTGGCGCGTGCTTGGCATTGCAGAGCAGGACGGTTCCACCTATGCAATCACGGCGCTGTCACACAACAGCAGCAAGTATGCATACGTTGAACGCGATCAACCTCTGCAACAACGTGACATAACCGACCTAAACATTGTCCCGCCATCGCCAAATAACTTATCGGCGGCAGAAATATTGTACGACGCAGGCGGCGTTGCCAAGTCCAAGCTGGTTGTTGATTGGGACCCTGTAGAGGGTGTGCAGCAGTACAGGATTCGCTGGCGCCCGAGAAATGGCAACTGGACCGACGAACGTATCCAGCGTGTCGATTACGAAGTGCTGGATACAACAGCAGGCATGTACGAATTTGAGGTGTATGCAATAGGTGCAAACCTGCGCAGTTCCGCAGAGCCTGCCTTTTTAATGCAGCAAGCTTTCGGTAAGACTGCGCCGCCAGCAGATGTAGAAAATGTCAGTCTTCTACCTGGCGACCAGTTAAGCGGCGTCCTTACTTGGAACCGCGCCAACGACCTAGATGTTTTGCTAGGGGGCAAGGTACTGATTCGCCACAGCACTGCCTTGTCTGGTGCGACGTGGGAAGAGTCGCAAGAAATTGTTGCGGCAGCAGCTGGCAGCCAAACGCAAAAGCAAGTGCCGATGTTGGAAGGCACCTACCTGCTGAAATTTGAAGATGACACCGGCAACCGCTCGCTTATTGCCAATAGCATCGTCGCTGATTTTCCTGAACCGCAACCCCGGTCGCTGTTTAAGGAGTATGCCGAAGACCAAGAAGATCCCCCGTTTAACGGAAACCTC